AACAACAGCTCCACTAGTTGGGTAGGCGGCATCAGTATCTGATATAGTTGTTTCGACAGACTTACCATCGACCACTGTGTTAATTTCAGCAAGAGTAGCGGTAAGAGCTGTACCACCCGCCAAAATAGAAGCAGTACCTGACTGCATACCAGCAAGCGTTGTGAGTTCAGCATCAGCAATGTGTTCAGTTCCTACAGCATTATCTGCTAGTTTTGTACTATCTATAATATCAGCTTCTAAATGTATTCTATCTATAGAACCATCTACATACTGATCGCTATCAACTGAGTTAGCTGACATATGTATAAGGTCAATAGAACCGTCTACATATTGATCACTGTCAACTGAGTTAGCAGACATATGCTCGAGGTCTATTGATCCTGCTGCATAATGCTGACTATCAATTTGATCGTTAGCTATGTGTGCGCTATCTATAGAACCGTCTACATATTGATCGCTATCTACAGAATTAGCTGACATGTGAGCTAGATCTATTGATCCATCCACGTATTGATCACTATCTACAGAGTTTGCAGACATGTGTTCTAAGTCAACTGCACCTGCAGCTATATGCTCAGAGTTTATAACATCATCTTGTATATTATCACCATCTATTATATCATTAGCTAGATGCACATGGTCAATAGACCCATCTACATACTGATCACTATCTACTGAATTAGCCGACATATGGGCTAAATCGATAGATCCATCAACATATTGGTCACTGTCAACTGAATTAGCTGACATGTGAGCTAGATCAATTGATCCGTCTACATAATGTTCAGAGTCAACAGCATCATCAGCTAGCTTAGTCCCATCTACAGCGTCTGTTTCTAATTTAGCTCTTGATATAGCACCATCTTTAATATCAGATGCAGTTATTGTCTGATTCTTTTCTTCTTCTATAGCATATAATGCTTGCTTTTGGTTATTATTTAAGTCTCCTGCTTTAACTGCTGAACCAGCTACAAAAGTTGCTTTAGGTTCATACTCTCCTGAAGCAGTAGCTATATCTGTATCACGATAAATGCGTATTGCTTGTGTAGATAAAGTAGGAATACTACCTGAGTTAAAAGCTACGGTACCACCAGCAGTAGTACTATAACCAGTGACTTGATATGTATTAGATCCGCTTGATGCATTAGTATATAAAACATTATTTACTTCTACTTTTACATCAGCTTCTTGAAATGAAGGGAAAGTAAAGGCGTACTGGTTACTACTACCACCCGTACCCTGATTCCCCGTATAATCTTTAAATGTCGTTGCCATAATTATTTATAGATAGAGAGGATGGTACGGGTTTCGGTTTGTTTTTTCTTACGTTTAATCTGAGCCTGTTTCTGTTCTAGAACTAAACGCTGAATTTCTGGATCATTCTGTATTATTGCCCAAGCTGCTTTTCTAGCATCCTCAAACATTTTATTAATCATTTTGTTATGCCAGAAATCACTTGTTTCATAATCTTGTCTTTCTCCTGATCTGATTACTCTATTCATTTCTTCAAGAGAAGCTATAGCTCTAGGGTTATTAGCAAGTCTATTTAACTTAGCTTCTAATCCTTGCTTACCTATCTCTCTTTGAAATATAGATCTAATCTTAGGACTATCACTTAAATCATCTCCATTAGGAGAGTAATAAGTAGATAGACGTATATCATATCCGCTATTAAATAAGAACTGCCTACCAGGGCTAACATCTAAATTCAGACCAATAGGGCTAACCATATTATACGCTCTAGTTAGGAAGTCATAGTCTCTTATAGGTCTACCATTTAATATATCATATTTAATAGGTAAATCATCACCAGGAAGATACTCAGAAATCAAGTTTCTATTCCTTAATGCATCCCCTATACCTGTATTTAACTCACGCATATAAGGTACAAACAGTTTACCGATATCATTCCTTAAACCAGAAAGAGGTATTGGTACATTGTTTAATAAATTAGCTAATATTCTATTCTGTTGACCAGGTTTACCACTGAATAAATCTACAAATTGCTGCATTCCAGCAAGATATGATTTCTGTGTAAAGGCTTGTGCAATAACAAGGGATACTTTTTGTAATTCATTTTGAGTCCACTCAGAACCCATTAACATACTAGCATCACCAATATCAGCAACAGTAGACATGATTAGGTTAAATGGTTCAATTGAATCATATCCTACTCTTACACCAGCTAACTCGAATTGTCTAGGTATATAACCTGTATCAATCCACATCTGACGTTTCTGCCTATCAACTGGACCGTTACCTGTTAACTTACCATTCATCCATGCCCAACTAGCTAACATAGTTACACCACTACCCATTGCTAAACGACCAGTTTGTAGTGCTTTAGCATTAGCTAATTCTTGAGGACTAGTGATTCCATACTTAGCTACATCTGTTAAGTTATCAGCACTAGCAAATGCTATATCATTAAATTCTTTAACTAAGAAGTTGAATCCAGGTGTATGCTTAGCTGTTAAAGCAAGGCCATTGACACCAGTTCGTGCAAAGAGAAAGAAAGGTTTTGCCAGTGGATGAGCAGTAAATACATCATTTAATCCTTTAGAGAATCCAGTTAATTCTTGTGTTAGTGTAACTTCACGTCCAGCAAATTTAACTGCTTCATCAATTAAGTTACCATCTCCATCCCATATCTGACTATAGAAATCTTGCTCATAAGCTCTCATTAAGGAGGGTGTGATCTCAGGAGTTTTGATTCCAGCAGATTGAATATCCATAACACTACGCATAGCCTTTTCTCTGGCCTTTGCTCTACCTAATATATAACGGAATGAATCATCAGTAGCAGCCATGATCTTAGTAGAATAGGCAAAGAAACCTGAGTTATTCATGTTTCTAGCAACATTAGCCATAGCAAACATTGCTTTCTCACCATCTGAAGCTCTACCACTATCTTCAGCCCAACGTCTTAATATTTCCCAGTTATTATCATCTCTTGTGTATTCATAGTATCTAGACCTAAGACTTGCTACATCTCCACTCATATAAGAATTGAGTTTAGATTTGAATAAATCGAACGCTTCAGGTATAGCTTCCATCATAGCATTTAATGAAGACAAACCAGCACGTATAGTCTGACTATCTCCAGTAAACGGATATCTCATAAGAGCTCCCATATAGGTAGCTAGAGGTCTTAAGAATGTTGCAGTACTTGTACCCATGATAGCTCTCATTGGTGTTTTAGGACCACTGAGTATACCATGTATCATTACACCTTCTAATTCTCGTATGAATGCACCTGTTCTATCTGCACCATTAGGATCTAGTTTACCACCTTTGATCATCTTTCTAGCCCAGTTATCAAAGTCATCCAAACTATGGATAGTTTTCATTTGGGAGAAAGCTTCAAAGAGAGCATTCAGCATATCACCATCTGCTTCTTTATCTTTAGCGATTCTAAGAATAGTCATTATAGAATCCTTAGTATCTTGCATTTCACCTTTTAAAGTTTCAGCTAAATACTGTCTCTGTTTACCTGCACCTAATTCTCTGAAGTTTTGAGACTTAACAATTCTAGCCCTTTTTGCTTCAGTTAGGGCAGTAATCATTGTATCTACTATTTGTTTAGCAGGTCCATCAATATCAGTAAGATCAACAAATTTATCTAACTCTCTACCAGCAATACCTAGATCTCTGATTTGATGTAGTAGTGTACCTACGACAAGATCAGTTACAACGACATTCTTTGATGTTAGAGTTTCGATAGTATCAATCTTCTTACCACTTATCTCTGTTATATCATACCTATCAGATGTTTCAAATAGTTCTTTAAGATACTCAAGAGGTTCTAAATCAGCTGCATTTCTACCACTCGTAATACGTTGGTGTGCTGCAATAGAATCACCAAATACTTCAAGTAAGGTTTTTCTATTCCTCTTAGTCATCTCAACTACTTGTAAATATCTTTCATTACTAAGTAGTTTTCTAAGAACACTCTCTACTAATTCTGCTGTTACTCCTGCTTCTTTAGCGATAAGCTCACGTTGAGCTGCTGTAGTAACAGAACCTGTAGAACCTTCTTCAGATCCCCAGTTATTCCTAACTTTATATTCAGTTTCTAAAGCTTCAAAAGCATCTTGTTCTGAGATATGTGCGCCTTGGTGTGGTTCAGCGATAGGTCTATTCTTATCAGCACGAAACTCAGTTTCTCCTCTACGGAGTTGAGATAATCCTGCTTCATTAACTTGGTCTTCTATATTAGTATTTCTAGCAGCAATCTTCGTCTTAACGTTCTTACTACCTTTACCTACTAAATACCATGCTCCATCAAATACAGTACCAATACCCATACCTTCTATGATATTTTTCATCTTCATCATAATCGGATGATCTGTATCATTAGTAGATAACGGTGTATCTACGAAACCATATTGATCTCTTAGAGCTCCTAGTGCATTATGACCGTCTGATTCCTTAGATACCAAATCGGATGCTGCACCAATTCCCGCTGCTCTTACAAAACTATTTGCAAAGATAGTTCCAGCAGTAGTGATTCCCATTCTAGCAGCTGTGAATTTAGCTGCTGGGATAATAGCTGCGGCTAATGAGCCGAAGTGTACAACACCTCTAGCTAATTTACCCCACCATGTTTTTGTTATTATTGGGTTATCATAGTCAGTGAAAGGGTGCCAATCGGGTCTATAGTAGCCTTTTTCCTTCTTCTCTTTCTGCATCTCTCCACTTAACGCATCTGCTGTGCGCTCTGGGAAAGTAGCTATTGATGAAGCAGTATCTTGAAGACCACCTGAAACGACTGATTGTAGCTCCTTTGCTATGCCTGAAACTCCCCAGTTTTCTTTGTTTCTAGGATCATCTACTTGTAGTTGTTCCTGATTTAAAGCCTGTGCCTCTTGGTTGTTTACTTCTTGTTGAGCTTCAACAAGTCCTGGGACTGCGAATTGGGCTTCTGTCTCATCATAGGCCGCTTGTATCGCTTCTGTATCAACCTCTGGCAGTTCTAGTTCTGGGTCCATATTACCTTTGTAGTGTTTGATTCACTAGTTCCGTAGAACAAATAGGAATCATGTTTGACAGCTGTAAGAAAGGTGGTAAGTCTCCAGCTATTTCTAAAAACCTTTCATTATCTTCAGGTCTTATATTTACTAGTCTTCTGTATGCATCTTGCTGTGTGCTTAGACTTTGTGCTACCTGAGCTTTCTGTCTTAAACGACCAAGGACAAATAGATCTTGAGTATTCTCATCGAAAAGTATATCTAATGGAACTTGATTCATTTCAATTATACTTATAAGTCCAGCTGATGTTATACCATATGCTCCGAAGTTATCATGCCCAGATCTTGCTAACTCTAATACCTCACCAACAGTATGTTGTGTTAATGGTTTATCTAAATGAGCATCTTTCCCACCATCTACATTAGGGCTGACTACATAATCATAACCACCTTCATTCATAGCTGTAGGATCTTTAACTATCTCTAACATCCAGTTTACATCTTCTTCTTTGAATGTCATATTCTGCATTTGAATATAAGTCTTACAAGAAGTAGGGTTGACAGTTAGATCTTTAGCTTGATCAGGCGGTAGTGCTTCAAATTCAGGTATTGTAACCTGCTCTCCTTCTAACAATCCATTAGCTGCTAATCTTGATCTCATAAGTAATTCTGGATTAGCAAATCGTCCAGGTAAACCCTTAGCTAACATACGATAATAGCTAGGTAATACCCCAGGCATTCTATTATTAGTTGTTTGTATATATAAAGCAGCTTCTTTAAGGTACTTTTCTTCTCCTTTTAATGGTGTAGGACTAGTAATTAAATTAGTATCTGCTATTATTTGTTTCCTAGCATTCTGTACATCAGTCTTTAATCCTTGATTCAGGCCACCTTGTCTTACATCCCATAGATAATCTCCTGTAGGATTGCCTCTTTCATCCATTATCTGTGTATTAACACCTGCGACTACTTGTGCCATAGCAGCTGCGTGTGCTGATTCATCAGATATACCTGGTTGAGCTGCTTTAATTCTTCTCCATTCAGCTACATAAGCTCTATAAGCACCTTCTTGGTTAGCTTGATATAGAGGATTTCCAGCAACTGTCTGTATATCTTCTCCTAGACGCTTTGCTATTACAGCATTGATAGCACCTTTAGCTTTCTCTGCTTGATCAAAGTTTAATCCAATAGCTGCATTCTCTTTGACGTATTTACGCCATTTATCTAACATTAAAGGATCAGATATAGCACCTAAATCAGCTTCTGTAATCTCTTCACCCCTTGCTGCACGTTTTTTAAGCCTATAATCTATGTCTTCATCTAGCTCCATACCTTGATAAGCTAGGTTTTTTAGCTTATCTGGAGCTTTTGATAGGTCAACTTGCTTAAATTCCCGTCCCCAATCAGTGATAAGTTTATATCTTTCACGAGCTGTACCAGGTGTTTTCCTTTTTTCCCACTCTTCTACCTGTAAATCTACCCAAGAATCTTGTTCATTTTCATTCTCAGTCTGTCTAGCAGTAGCTTCCTCGTTTCTAATCTCTCTTATAACCTTAGCTAAAGAATTAGATTCTTTTTTCCACAGCTTTCTAGCAGTAGTTGTCTGACCATCACGGGCTAGAAACTCATGATCTAATGCTTTATCTACATATGGGATAATACTAGGATCAGCTCTAACAGCATTCTCTAGAGTTGCGTATATATCAGCTCTTATTATAGCATAATCTACACTACCATCATTATCCTTAAACATGCTACCATAGATATTTATAGATTTCTCTATGTAACCAGGATCAGTAATGATACGTTGCTTAATATCATCAGCTCTTCTTTTCCTAAAATAGTCTGCTTGAACTTTACCTTGCTCTATCTTTACCTTATCTGTTCGAGCATCAGCCTTATCTATAAGCTTTTTAACAAACTCATACTTAAATTTACCTAGTCTACCACGGAATAGATCCTCATGACGATAGGCAAAGTATGCATCTATTGTACGTGAGACGAATAATCTACTCTCTTCATCGTTCAATACTTCATTATAAGTTTTATATTGACCTTTATACTTACCAAAATCTAGGTATACTTTCATACCAGACTCAGCCTTTGGTCTATATATGGGTTCATAGTCGCTTAATAAACTTAAAGATGTTGCATCATCCTCAACATTATCTGCAAATACATCACCTAAACCATCAAATAAAACCTGTGCTTCAGAGTATCTACCTTGTCTGTGTAATTCTACAGCAGCTTCATAGTTATTCCGCTGAGCCAGATCCATTTCATCCAGCTTTGATCTATACTTTAATACATCTTTATCTTGTAAAGTCCAGTCATAATTGATATGCCTAAGTTTATCTTTATCAAATCTTCTATCTTCAAATTCACCGTACTTCTTTCTGAACTCTAACCATTGATCTATTTTTTTCTTAGCTCCTAATCCAGTTTTAACATCAGATAAAAACTGTGTAGCTCTCTGTATAGGTACAGGTTTATCTAACTCATGGTTATAATAATTAATCAACCCGTCATAATAAGCATCTGTAGTATCTTGTATTCTATCTATCTCATTATTAACCGATTCTGTCATATCAGCTTCGGTCTTCATGTAGTTAGTCTTACTTATGTCTGGTGGCATAAATGAAGCTCTACCTACTGAGGCGAAATATGAATCACTCATGTTAAAATCTCCAGAGGTACGTCAACTTGATCATAGTATACACCTAAGTATCCATCTTCTATTCCAACAGCCA